TATCCATTCTTGCCAAACTTTAGGACTACAACCACAGGGGATATATTTGTCGTGGTTAAAAATTCTTGCGTGCATAGTCGCTAAAAACTCTTGATTTTTCATCGTCAATTGTCTTTCTTGTTTTATTAGAGTATATTGTTCATACTCGGCTTTTGTCATTTTTTCCGTTGCCATTTCTGCTCCCAATTTATATGTAAATTATTTAATTTTTCTTGTCGTTTATCGCAACCACAGGTTTTATAGCCCAATAAATCTATGACAATTTTTTCTACTAACCACTTTATTCCTGTTTTTTTAAAAATTAATGCTAATAAATCCCCTAATTTCATATTATATTTTTTAAATGATTGTAAACCTTTCTATATGTATTATATAACGTATAATATGGAATAGTTGTTTTCTTACTCAAATCACTAATTTTAGTTCCACTATTTATTATATCAAAAACTTTGCTATCGAACCAATATAATTTACTTAATTCATCGGTTATTCTTTCGTGGACTGTATTGTAATCTTGATTCATATCCACTTGTATTTTGTATGCTTCTTCTTCATAATTTACGTTTAAATAATTTTTTTCTTTTCGTTTCATATCCAAAAAAATGCTTTTGAGTGTTTTAATAATGTAATAAGTGTTTACATCATTTTTATTGAACATAATATCTGTTCCTTTTTGTAAAATTTTATAAATGCGGATATACATATTTTGCACAATATCCTCTGCTGTTTCTCTATTACAGCCAAAAGCCATAGTAAGATAGTGCCATTCTTTATGGCGTTGTGCAATAATATTTAAGATTCTTCTTTCCATACCGTTATAACGATTGCGAATATTAAAAGGCAAATTTGATGTTTTTCGTAATAAACATCTACTTCTTCATATTCTTGGTATGGGTTGTAATAAATATATCCTAAAGCGAAACCACTTAACATAACAAGTTGTATTTCGGTTTCTTCTATCAGAATGGTAATTTTTTTAATTGGAAATCTGCGTTGTCTAATATTGGGTTTATTCCATCAAACTCAAATCCGACATTATTTTTTATTGATTTTAATTTAACAGGGTCATCTAACGAGGTTGGTCTACCACCTGTATCGGTGTCTTTTACTTTTCTAATGTGCATTAATGAATACATCCAATCTGTTGGATGCTGGATATAACGGTGAATAACCATAAAATCATCAGCACGATTAACAAATTTTCCACCGCCTTCAACATCACTCGCCATTGGTGGTATTGGATGGTCGTAATAAATATGGTTCATTCCGTGTTTTTTGCGTAATGCTTCGGTGTTTGCGTGAGTATTTAACCACATAGTGACATTATGATTTCTACAAAATATACGAAAATAACTGCAAGCCACATAATCATATTCGTGACCATTCATATTTTTTATATCTTCTTTATCTTTCACTAAACTATTATAAGGGTCAATCATAAAGCCTTGGAACTCCCATTGTTTTTTTACACTCTCTGCCAAAGATATTAAATCTTTATAAGTATAGAGGTTATTTGTATCTATAAATTTAAAATGCTCGTAAATAAAAGCGGTGCTGTCCTTTAAATCTTGGTCATTAATTTTGTTTATTGGCTCGGCACAAATATATTCTACTAATTTACGGATAATGGTATATGGCTCATTTTCACTACTATATACCAACCATTTTATTTTATGTTTTAATGTGTAAAGCAACATTATATAAAGTAAAACGGTTGTTTTGCCAACATTGGCGTGTCCTAAAATGACATTAAAATTTGTAAATTTAAATCTATAATGTTGGTCAAGTGTTGGAATGCCAAGTCGCAATCCTTCTTTTATTTGTCCACTACGGACAAGTTTTAATTTTTCTATTTCTTTTTGGTAATCTACTATCATTGTGTATTATTTATTGATAAAAAAAAAGAGGGTATCGCAATCCAAGTACATATACCCTCTTGACTAATTATAAAATACTTTACAATTTACAAAAATCTAATCAAACGAATTAGATTCTGTTTCTCTATCTGGTGAGTGTTCCTCTGCTGTAACCTGTGCGGTTTTTGTTGGTGGCTCGTAATTATAGTCATCAAATTGTGCGTAATAATGGTCGCCATCTTTTCGTTCTTTTATATCAAAAAATCCTACGTGTCCCCACTCATCAATCATTTCTTTAGGTATTTCTTTTAATGCCTTTTGTAATAATGCGACATTAACTCTTAGCGAATAATCGCTAAATTTCTTATCCACTTTGTAGAATTTTAATCCATTTAAATACAATTTTTTCATATCATTTTTTTAAGTTTTGCATATTATGAAATAATGTTTTTTGTGTCTCTGTCACTTTATCTATTATTTCATCCTCATTTCTTAATTTTAAAAGAGAGTATAAATTTACAACAATATTCGTTGCATTTGTAAGACAATTTTGTAATTCTATACTTTCTTGTCTAATTTCATCTGCAACCCTTCCCGCTTTTTTAAATTGTGATTGATTATAATTATTAAAATTATTTGTTTTTTCTTTTACAATTTTACCAAGATAAGCATCTGCAAACTTATGTTTTTCATTTATCTCATAATCTAATTGGTCGCCAACCTTGTGGTCTAATGGCATATAAATTATGATTTTATCGTTGTTCTCAAATGAAACAACTCGCTTTTCTTTTGTTATTTGTTTTCCTGTATCTTTGTCGTTAAAAGACCAGAATTGTCCACCTTGTTGTGGTGTTGGTATATCTATTGATTTTATTATACTATTTTTCATTGTTGGTAGTGTTTAAGCATTTTTTGTGCTTGTTCTAATTTAATTGTTAATTCCTCTATTTTATTTTTGAGGTCGTTTACTACCTTATCCTGTTCTGGTATAAGGTTTTTATTTTTTATTTTTAGCATTTATAGTGTATTTTGTTGTTCTTCTTATAAATTCGTTTCTCGCATCAAGTCTTATGCTTGGCTTTTTGTTTGTCAATAAATCTCTTAATTGATTTTCGCAAACGTTTCGTAAATGTAAGGTTGAATTTTTATTTTTCATTGTGTAATTTTTTAACAAAGTCATTAGCTTCTTTTTCGGTTTTAAAAATTTTATCATC